CCATACGAGGAGTAATTGTTTCCGGTTTTGGCGGTTTGAAGTTTGGAATCTGCATTGGTCTGCGGTCTTCCTTTTTGCCCGGAAAACGGTTTTTAACATCCTGATCAGTCCAGTCTTTGGCTTTTATTCCAACCTGGTAATAAAGATCCTGGTAAGCCTGATTGATCACACGTTTTTGAACGATTGCGTCCAGAAGGTTAAGCGTTTCCTGAGTACCTCGCTGTTCAATACTCGCTATCACATCATCCACGCATTGTTTAAATGCTTTGAGAATGATGTAATAAGCAACACGTTCTAACTTTGCGTTAAGAGTTGCGTACTTTCGCCAGTATTGGGTTTTTTCGGGGTTGGTCATTCTTCTACTGGCTCGTAAGTCTTTTCGAATATGTCCGGCTTGCATGGGTAAAAATGCACACCATCAGGTTCTGGAATGATATAATCTCCTATTTCAAGATTGACCATTTGATTATTGTGAATGGTATGAACATGAGGTATATTATTTACCGATACAAAGCAGGCAGTAGAGGTGCACATCCCGGTTACAAATTTACCTCGTTCCAAATATTGCTCTGCCTCAATCACTACTGGTTTTTTTCTGAACTTCCCCATACCTCTTTCGTTTCTTTACGAAGTTTAATTACTTCCTCCCTTGCCTCTCTACATGCTCCGGCTGCAATCTTTGCCAGATACCAAACCGCGCCAATATAAGCCAAAGAAAGTATCATATATCCAACAATACATCTATCCATACAGAGCAAACAATAACTACAAAATGTAAGTATGAAGGTTTTCATATAATATAAAATTTACCAGTCTTCCCCGGTGCCAGTCTTTGATTAAATGAGCCATGATCGCTTTCCATCCGCTTTGCTCACTCCAACTGCTTTGCTTAAATTCGAACCGAAGTCCCGTAGGTCGCAAAGTATCTTATTTAATCATTATCGGTCTATGACAACATCCCGTGTAATAAGCGAATACCTCTGTGAGTTATATTTTTATGTTCTAGTTATGGCACTTTTCGACCTAATTAGAATTTCTTATTTGGATCAATTGCTGTCACCCTTGAATAGCCATTTCCTAGGTCAGTTATAATACAATTATCTCTTAGGTCAACTGCGCCACTTGCTCTGAGCCTATCTATTAACGGAATATTAATCCAAGGGAATAGAGATTCAGCTCTTGTTTGAACCTTTACATTTACAACTTTGGTGTTTTCTTTTTTTGTCATAATTACGTTTCCTCAATAATACACACGTCAACAATCAGATATTTAAACTTAGGCTCAATACCAGCCCACCACTTTAAACCTTCCTCGGGCTTGTAATCTCTCAGGTTACCGAATATTAAAACCATTTGTTTCTCATGCCATTTGAAAAGTTCGTATGTAAGACTTCCTTCGCTACCGATAGCAAGGTGGCATCTGCTTAGAGAAATATCCCATTCAGTCTCTTCTATATCCTGATTATCAGGCAAAGGTTCGCCTAATATCTCCCTGATCTGAGCCTCCGAATTCTGGCACTCAAAAATGATTCTAAACTTTGTCCACTTGCTCATAATCGTCGTAATGTCACTCCATACTTCATAAATGAATCTTCTCTTATGATATATTTAAGATTCATAGCCTTTATTAAATCGTAAGATTCATCCTCGGTCAATAATTCAAAGTCCGAATCGCTTTTTTGTAAGCACCAACGTCTTTCATAATTATCCGGACGCAAAAGCGCTGAACTCAATTCTCCCGGCAATAGCTCTGTGCGAATCTGAACCGGCTTCATCCAAAGAAACCAATCCGGCATCCAATGTTTTTGTAAAATTTTTATATCCATAATTAATGATGCTGATTCCCACTTTCCTTTTCCTGTTCACGAGGTACGATTACTTCCATTGCGAATTGAACCAGTGCTGTTTCAAATAATATCCATTCTCCATCTTTCTGAACGTAACCTTCAAGTTTGTACTTTTCAATAAAGGCTTCTGCGTATTCGTGGTTTGCGCGGGATAGTAGAGTTTTCTTTTCTGGGTCGGTCATTTATAGTAAACAATGTAATTTCTAATATCTTCGCCTAAATCATGATCAATTCCTCTACATTCGCATGCGGTATTATGGTAATACCAATATTTTTTACTTTTATGAAAATGCCTTACTTTGTGGGGTTTAAATGATGTACTATTTTCACACCCATCAGTATAATTAATGGGCTTACACCCAATACTTAAAAACCAAAATACCAAAATTGTAAAGTATATTTTCATTTGTTTACTAGTCATGAATGTTCAACATAATTAACCCATTTATACAGATTTACCGAAGTGTTATCGAACGAATCGAGAAGCCCAATAAAGCTAATCTCATCAAATCTGTTTTTAATAATAAACTCCGTCCCTTCTTGATTAGATGTAATTATCTTCGATAATAAAACATGAAGACTCACTCCATCTTGCATAGTTGGGATATTAAGCAATTCAAGGTTAGCCCTTACAAGAAAAAACCCATTATTAACATTTCCCTTCTCCCACTTTACGTTAATGCACGGTATAATTATTTGTTCCATTTGTCAATATTCTCCATATGAATAACCAAAAACCTGAAATAATTTCTTCAATTCTTTATCTGATCTCCACCACGCTCTTCTTAGATATGCTTCATAATGAACGAGGTAGTAATAGAGCAATATCGTTTCAGGGGTTTTTAGTTCAGGGTATCGGTCTTTATTGAACAAAATGACCATGTCTCTTTTATATTTCTTAACAAACGCTTCAATCATTTCAACTGTCGGTAGATGTTCATTGATTAAATCAAGAACTTCAAACAAAGAAATAAAACCATCAGCGTTGTAAAGAAATGATTTGCCAATCATCATTTCATATTGGCTAGTAAGTACAGGTATTAGATCGCGTTTTAATTCTCCGTTCTCCATATTACCGGGTTCCTGATAATACCTCATTCCATCCGCCACTGTCTCGGGTTGTAACTTCAGTTTTACCCATAAATAACAATGGATTAACTGGCACATGCATTGGATAATTTTTCGGCTTCGGCAACTCAAAAGCTCCTGTCGCAATTCTATCGCCACCAGAATTTAAGACAACAGAACCTTTTAAGCTTCCGTATACCTCCTTCACAACAAACGGAGCCGCAATAACACCGACCGCCGCCTTTAAAAAGTCTTTTCTGTTCATGAGTTCCAGAATTTTAAATGACTAGGAATCCATTCAATATCTTTTACTTTGTCTGCATTGAATTTCATTTCAACCAATCCACTGCGTTTATCAGCAAAAGATAAATTGAAAGTTTTCATTTCGCCTGCCTTCGTAACCCGCCATCCGTTTTCGTCAGGACATTCAATCTCTTCAACTTGGCAAGATATGGCTATCAGTTTACTTCTTTTAACAAGTTCTTGAATAAGATCAAAGTCTGTTAGTTCTGACAATAATGGATTTGAAGGCGTCGCTGCTACATTTTTTGTAATTGCCAAGCTTCCAACAGCTCCGGCAGCACCAACACTTAGTGTTTTAAGAAAATCCTCTCTGTTCATATATCCGATTTAGTTTAAACCTAAAGTTACCATTTAAAGACTTAATTATCAAGCATTACTATCAGTATTATCCCCCGAATCAAAAGGATTAACCCCACTACCTGCAAAGGATTCCATGTCCATTGTTTCGAGTAGTTTCATGTTACTGGAAACAATAATTTTCCTTGCATTTTCTTCCTTCGGATCCGCTGCTCCGTAATTTAACATTTCCCTACGTTCGTCAATGGTTAAGCAATTGGCTTTATCCATCCACTCAACCAATGCTTTGCGATCCTGCTGCATTTCAGAGAAGTACTCGTAATCGTGACCGATAACTAAGCCAGCTTTTCCGCCAGGATCATACGATTCAGTTAGCCACCCGTTCAAATGATCGGACAGTTTTTCCAGTTCCGGGATAACAGAATCCGTTAGGGCTATCTTTCTACTTTCTGCAAGGTTATTGTAAGTACTATTCGAATCGCTCCATCCAAAAAGGATATCAGGAATATGATACAACGCGCAATAATCCGATTTGGTCATTTTCTTACTTTCAACAATACCCATATCTTTCGGACTGATACCAATGTTGATAGCATTCATTTCAACTGTGCCAAAAAGGATACCGCCCGAACCAACTTCTTTTATTTTACGATTGAAATTGTCCCGCAAATCACTGGCCTGTTCAACAGTCAAATCGTTCATGCTTGTGCCATTACTATCTGTCATATTCTTGGGCGAAACCAAAGTTCTAACACCTCTATCTTCGAAAATAGACGCCTCTGCCTCGATTCCCTTGTTGTAAGAATAAACGATATCCCTTGCAGCGTGAAGCCTTGAAAGCCCGTAAAGGTGCTCGTAACCTGTGCTGTATATTGGAGAAAAGTTTCTGATCTGACATACGTTTTGGCTGCTTATGCGAACTTCGGGATTTGAACTCAAATAAAACTCTTTCATCGGGTTTGAAATGCCACCCGAAACAATGACCATTTGATGGGCTGGTGGCAAATACATCTCCTTAATCTTACCAGTCACACCATCCATGCTATCCCGGACGCCTTCAATATATCCGGCTCCTACCAAATCGACATAAGCCTGTAACCCGTAATAAAACTCGAACGCTGACATAAACGGGTTTGGTTTATCCAATACCTTTTGCATGTCGTGGTTTGTAATTTCGGTCAGTGCTTTATGTTTGATATCACGGGCCCGCATGAAACTTTCTTCCGTTCGTCCTTTGATAAAGTTCTTATACTTTTTATACGTTTTCTCGTCCCGCTTTTCATAGACAAGGGAAGGAGCCGAAGCCACCTTCTGGCATTTCCAGTCCTGAATAGTGAATATCGCGTGATTGCCCAAGTAGCCGTTTGTTATAAACTCTTCGGCATTTCTTGGAAACCATTGCACCTGACCGTTAGCCAAAAACCTGAATTGCATTTCAAGTGGTCGGTTAGTATTGGCCGGTGTCGTCTTCTGTGCTTTCTTATTGAAAAAATCTCCTAAAAATCCCATCCCCTCAACCTAATTTATGGTTATCCCAGTCCTATGACTCTTTTTCTTATTGACAATTCCGGATACACTGCATAGCGTACAGAATCCAAAATATGATTATAGGCATCGATAGGAGTTTTTGACTTCTTATCGTGCCATACGTAATTATTCAGCTCTTTAATCGTATTTGTGCTTGACGGGTCAATCACTAACTCGTAATCTTGCAAAGCCGCTATACCGGCGCTTACCGATCCGGCACCTTTTACCGTTTGTTTTATGTTACATCCTGCTCTTCTTATTTCTTCAATCAGCCTTGGCTCGGCGCTATCCGCATAAATCAAACGGTCTCCGACAAACATTTTATTGGCTTCGATAATCATGCTGGTTGTAAGCCTTGGCTTACATAGCAATTCTTTTATGTATATTTTCTTCCTTGACTTATCAATACTCGTTTGAACAAGCGTTGTCGGATCCACACTAAACCCGAAATCCTGACCGAATACGGACGGCGCAACTTCCTGAAAGGGAGCAATACTCCAATTGGTAAATACAACACCTTCTGCTACATCAAGCCAACCGCCTTTTACTACATGCTTGTAATACTTCGCCTTTTTTAGAATTACCGGATCAACTGTGTCTTTTTCTGATTGACTAAGTGACTCATAATATTCAAAGGCAATTCTTTTATCGTCAAAGTCTTCAAAAATGGAATCAGGAATAAACTGACGTTCCATGTCCTGATAAGAGGAATGGATGTAAAGAATGTTTCCTACCACTCCGTTAAATCCCTCCTGAACTGACTTCGATTCAAATAATTCAGTATAAACCCAGTGCTCTTTTGTTGCCGGGTTAAGAATCAAAATGCTCAGGTTGCGAACATCCAAAGCCCTGATTGATTTCTTGATCTTATCCCATCCGTCAAACGTTGGCATTTCTTCGGCTTCTTCCAGGATAAACATGGAGAAGTTTTTTAATGACTTCAATGCCGCTGTCTGATTGCCTGAACTGGTCTTTATCCCCTTGAAAACAATTTTACTTCCATTGTGCCCGACAATCCGGTCTTTCTTGGTTTCGAACGCATCATTACAATTGAGTATATCTATCTTTTCATTGAATTCTGGTATAATTGAATCTTCTGCTGCTGTTAAAGTGTAACGGGTGTAAAGAACTCTGTGAGCGTAATCCTTTGCCGCAACACAGGAAAATAAACCCACTCCAAATGATTTCTGAGAATACCGACCGCCTGTAATTACGACAGTATCCACTTTATGTAGTGGGCTGTTTTCATCACAGCCTAACCACTCGAATAATGGTTCATACTTCTCACTCAGAACTACCGCTTCCTGCATCTCCTTTGGTGAAAATTATCTGTGTGGCTTTTATCTTTTCTCCACCTGTTGTGTGATCGACCTCTTGGCGATCCCTCCAATTCTTGGGACTTCTATTTTTCAACCAAAACTGTTGATTCCTAAAATCGGCAGGTATGACTTTTTCTATGTCAACAACTTCAACCTTTTCTTCGTATTGTCCTACCTTAATCTTAAAAGCCTGCTGTTCAACAACTATTCGGTCTCTTGTGCCCTTATAAAGAGCTTCGGCAACTTCCATGTCGGCAAATATCTTTCCCTCGTTGATGGACTCGGAAAACTTCTCATGAACCTTCTTCCATTCGTAAATCGTATCGGCGTTTACATTAAAGAAATCGGCTAAATCCGTATCAGTAGCGCCTAACAAACATAACTTTCTTGCCTGCTCATTATACTCTTCCCGGTATTTAGTTGGCCTACCTTCTCCCTCACGTTTCTCTCTCTCTTCCATACTAACTCACCTCAAACAAATTCACCTTAAAAACGCCACTCACACTATTACCACCCAACAAATCCTCATAATCCAGACTTGCAATCTGCACTAGGCCTTCATGACTTGAAACCGCTTCAAGAACGATTGTGATCTTTTGACCTGGCTGTAACATATTTCCTTCATTCGCCTCTGCGGGGTAGGACTTGCGTCTTCCTCCCGGCTTCAATCTCTCGTGGATCATGTTCTTAACGTTTTATTCTTTTATCTTTACTCCCATCAGACTTAAATCTGAAAGAGGAGGGTATTGGAAAACAGCGCAGGATATTCTTACGCTGTTTTTTTTGTTTCCTCTTCCCCCTTTTGTTTTTCCCTAAGAGGAAGGGTGAGGGATAGGTGGGTTGACTTATCTATAAGTAAAACGCCTCTGGTAAATCTCTCAATAACCTCTGGAATTCAAGTAAATTACCTGTTGCGTTAGGATGGTTGATATCTGCCATATTTGCAGCATTATAAGTTACACCGTCATTATTAACCGTCAACGCCTTATCCATTCTGATTTTTCTAACCCATGCTGGAAGTGAAAGCAAGAAAGCGTTAATTCCTGTATACCCATAATCACTACGTGGCGGCAAAATACATACGGCTAACTTAATGCCAAGTGTTTGACATTTGGCCATAAGAGCGGTATATTTTGCTTCTATTGTACTGTTTGAGTCAGGACCGTCATTATGACCATAATAAGAAACTATCCATTTTGGTTTTGTAGCCTCGATCTCATATGCCAACTTATAATCAATCTCTACCGATCCGCAACCAGAAATACCGCAAAGGGCTGCACGTCCATTTAAAATATCTGCGGCTTTTTGAGCCCATCTATCTGCAAGTAGCTGAGTAAGTCCTTCTGTAATCGAATCACCCAAAAACATAATCTCCGGGTCTGATACGGCAATTTGTGCGGTAATTCTACTGAATTTAACCTGACCCGTAATGTTTGCGATAAATAAAGAACCTATCTGACCGCCTGTATTTAAATTATCAGTTGAAACATTTGAGTCGGTAATTGTAGCCATAACTGTTCCAGTATCCACAGAAATAACTCTGACAGTATTTGTTCTCTGAATACGGATCATTTCAACATAATATTCCACGTTGGCAACCAATGCCGTCATTGCAACACTGGCAAAAATAGCAGGCTCGGTAGTCCAAGGGCCGCCTGCCGAATAAAGACTCAATAAGCCACCTACATTATCTACTTGAACCAAAGTACTTTTATTGCTTCCAGTTGTTGACCTGCGCGTGCCAACTGCAAATTTTGAAGCAGCCGTTTGAAGAACAAAGTGAAAACGACGTGTCATTAATTCATTCGACGGACCTCCATTAAGAGTTTCGTAGGCTTTTTGAGTCCAGTCGCTTGCTCCAACGGGCGACAAAAGTCCACTAGCGCTTGTCCAACCTGACGTTAACGTCCAGTCCGATGGAGCTGTTGAGTCAAAGCACTTTTCATAAATTACTCTTGGCCTATGAAGTTGTTTAAGGCTAATCTTAGTATCCGTATCGGTTCTTAGTGCTGCTACTTTATCTCTGAATGCTTGATTGAAAGAAGTTTCCGGAATACTTACTTGGGAGGTTGTAAGTTCAAAATTGCAGTTATACTTAGTGTTGGCTAGGGCGATCCACAACTGAAATCCAGTACCAGGAGAAGAAACCCTATAATAACCAGTATCGCCAGTACTTGCGCTGTATTTTGTTGATGCTCCTTGATTAGCCACCATTTCAAAACCTACCCATTGTCCGGACAATACAGGTACAGCGGAGAATGTCCATGCGTTGACACCGACAACAGCATCCGTCATAGCAACCGTATTGACAACAGAAAAAGTATTTCCTGTTTTGTTGGCAATTAACAAATTAACCTTACCTGCGGTTAATGCGTACATTGATGCCTTCGCAATTGCTCCATCTGCCGGAACTAATTGCATACCAAAACAAAAGCCAGTTGTAGCTGCCGCAACAGTAGATCCGTTAGTTAATACTGGA